AGCTTTAACAGCAAGTGGTTTAATATACCCAACAACAGACGGTACTATAGGGCAAGTATTAACTACTGATGGAGCTGGCAACCTCACATTTAACAATACAACTACCGCAATAACAGCCTCTGCTATATCAGCATCATATATTGATTTAGACCCACTACCCTTAGGGTCAGAACCTGATTACAAAGAAGGTAGAATATTTTACTCAGCAGAAGATGGTGCTTTATCAGTATATAATTCAGAAGCAGACATTACCTTACAAGTAGGTCAAGAATTTTGGAAAAAAGTAAAAAATGGATCAGGTAGTCCAATCTTAAATGGAACACCAGTTAGAATATCAGGTTCATTAGGAGGTAACCCACAAGCATATCCTGCAACATCGCAAGATCACACTACGGGAGGTGGTATAGAATTTGATAATCATATTATTGGTATTTCAACTCATGATATAGGAGCAAGTGCTATAGGATTTGTAACTGAACTTGGCACAGTTAACAATGTAGATACTTCAAACTTTACTGCCGGAGATAGCTTATATTTACAAACAGGATCCCCAGCAACACCTGCAGATTATTTTAGAAATGATCCACCTCCATTCCCATATGATATTATTCAAGCAGGTACAGTATTGGTAAGTGATGCTACTGTTGGAAAAATAGAAGTAAACGTAAAAGAACCAGTCCATTTCTCTAACATATCAGGACTTTCAGGATCGGCTACTACAACTGGGGAATTATGGATTTATGAAGATGGTTCCAAAAATGCCTGGTCACCAGGTAGAACATTTTCTGGATCATATACGTTTGAAGCAGCTCAATTAGATATACAAGGAGGAGTGACCGCTTCTTCTTATACAGGATCATATTATGGAGACGGTAGTGGAATCACAGGTATTATAAGTTCATCATATGCCGTAACAGCATCTCACGCTTTAAATGCAGGTGGATCTACTGCTCTTGCATTCTCATATTTTAATGTTAGCAATTCTTCATTAGCAGATAATGCTACTTATCGTCTTGGACAAATGACAAGTTTACAAACTAGTGTAAATGCAGTTGCTCATATACCCCTCCCATCAGGAACAATAACAGAAGCTTATATTGGAGTTTATAATGCTAGTACATTTGCTAGTGGTGAAAATATAACAGTTAATTTTTTATCCGATGGTGGAGCAACAAGTAACACATTGTCATCGACTGTAACTGCAACTAGCAGACATCAAGAATTTATAATTACAGGTTTATCAATATCTATTAATGCTGGTAGAACTTTCGTAAACATAGAGACCCCTACTTTTACCACTAACCCAACTGCAGTACAATTTAGAGTAGGAATTAAATTAGAACTATAATGATAACAAAATATACATACAAATTACAAGGAAATGGTCAAGATAGTTGGCATGTAGATGTACATGATTGTCAAACTGAAGAACAGGCAACTATTGAAAATAGAATATCTAGGGAAATTGTTTTTGAAGATCCAAATATAAACTCAGATACCAATATGAGTAATTTAGATTTCACAAACTTAACACTAGAACAAATCCAACAATTAAAAAATATTTTAGATTTATAATACATTCAAATATCTTTAATATTTATAATAAAAAATAAATGGCTAGCACTCTATCACAACTTTCTAGTTTCGATGCACGAGTTTACGGATATCGTCGCAGATTAGTATAGAGTTTATTGTTTACAAAAAACACAAACTATTTATTAATAACAAAAAACAATAAGTTATGAGTAAAGTAAAGATTACAAATGAAGAGATGCAAAGCATCAAAGCTATTCAAGAAAAGTACACTGCATTGGGTGTGCAACTTGTGCAACTAAAGCTAGCACGTAAGTCGGGAGAAGAATATTTACAACAACTAGATGATCAAGAAAAGGCTTTATCAAACGAGATCGAGTCAACAAACACACAAGAAAAGGAATTAGCTGATAGTTTGAATCAAAAATATGGAGTAGGATCTTTGGACATGGCAACCGGAGAATTTACACCAAATTAATATAGAAAACAACAGTTTCGGGTTATAGTTAGCATATTTATTTAAAACAAATAACAAACAAACACTATGGCCGAAAAAATAGTTAGCCCAGGAGTATTTACAAACGAGAAGGATCTTTCGTTCTTACCTGCAGGGATTGCTGCTATTGGAGCAGCTATTGTAGGACCTACTAAAAAAGGACCTGCTTTTGTTCCTACAATCGTAGAAAACTTTGATGAGTTTATTGCGCAGTTTGGTGGTTTAAGTGAAGACACTTATGTACCTTATGCTGTAAAGAGCTACTTGAATGCAGCGAGCACTGTAACTGTTGTACGTGTATTGCAAGAAGGAGGATACGCTTCCGATGCTGTACACATCGTACACACAGATGATGGAGCAGTTGAAAGACTTGTTGGTGTAATACTTCCAACTAAAAATACAACAGACGGAGCATCCAATGGCAATGGATTCACCAAATCAGATTTTGATGCAAGCGGATTCAACGGAGGTTCAGTAACTGGATCATTCGGATTCCAACTATCAGGATCAGGAGTAACTGCACAAAACCTTACAGCATCTGCTAACCCAAATAGCGTAGACAACTTTGAGAATGTTCTAGGAACATCAGCTCAAGGAGCTAAGAAGGGTTATATGTACACATGGTATGATAACTTCTTGAAGTCAGGTTTAGGATTGAGTGGTTCAATTGCTTTCGTAACAACATCTGCAGATGCTAACGTAGATTACTCAAGTTCAAATGCAGGAGATGCTACACCAGCTGAAACACCATATATCACATCACAAATCATTGGTAATGAAAAGCTAGATCTTTTCAAGATCAAAACAATAGCTGACGGTACAGATACAAACACTTCATTAAAGGTTAGTATCATCAACACTGTGTTGCCTGGTGGAAACCCTGCTAGTGATTATGGATCTTTCACACTACTTGTAAGAGAGTATGGAGATACAGATCAACGTCCAGTTGTTTTAGAATCATTTGCTAACTTAAACTTAGACCCAGATTCACCTAATTATATTTCACGAAGAATAGGTGATAGATATAAGACAGTTTCTGATCTTGGAGTTGTAACAATCAACGGAGATTACGACAACGTATCACAATACATTTATGTTGAACCAGTAGATGATGTTAAGAATAAGGCAATCACACCAAGTGTTAAGCCATTTGGATTTGATGCTTATGTTCAACCAATATCTTCTTCTTACTCAGTACCAACTGCATCATTTGTAGATCAGCTTACTGAAATTAGAGGAGCTTTCAACAAGAAAGCATACTACGGATTTGACTTCAGCTCAACTTCAGATAACGTAAACTTACTTAAACCGCTTGCAGATGGAACAGTTCAAATAAGCGGAGATGATTTCAACTTAGATGAATCATTTATCCACCCAAGTGCTTCTGCTACAGATGCAAACTCTAGCATAGCTGGAGGAGCTAGTATCTCAGGATCAACATTTGCAGGAGTTGATATCTCAAACTTCTTGAAGTTCTCAGTAGGTCTTCAAGGAGGATACGATGGAAACGATCCAGCAATTACTAAGAAGACTGGAGCTAACATTTTACCAACTAACGTATTTGGATTGGATTGTTCAACTGCTAATTCAAACGGAGCAGTAGCTTACATCAAGGCACTTAACACTATCAACAATCCAGATGAATTAGATGTTAACTTAATTGTAGCACCTGGTATCACAGTTGCAGATCACTCAGCAGTAACAAACAAGATGATTGAAGTTGCTGAAGACAGAGGAGATTGCTTCACATTGATCGATCCAGTTGTTCAAGGAAACACTTTAGGAGCTGCAGTATCAGCTATCTCAAATGCATCACTTGATACAAACTATGCAGGTACTTACTGGCCATGGGTTAAGATTCTTGACACAGACCGTAACAAGCCGGTATGGGTTCCACCTTCAGTGGTACTTCCAAGAGTATACGCTAACTCAGATAACGTAGCATACGAATGGTTTGCACCAGCTGGATTGAACAGAGGTGGAATTAGCGAAGCTATCGATATCGAGACTAAACTACAACAATCAGATCGAGATGATCTATATGATAACCGAATCAACCCAATCGCATCATTCCCTAACCAAGGAATCTGTGTATGGGGTCAGAAAACACTACAAGCTAAGCCAAGCGCACTTGATAGAGTAAATGTACGTAGATTGTTGATCGCATTGAAGAAATTCATTGCAAGTTCATCAAGATATTTAGTGTTCGAAAACAACACTACAGAGACTCGTCAAAGATTCTTGAATATTGTATCACCTTATTTAGAGACGGTGAAGTCAAGACAAGGTTTATTTGCTTACCGAGTAGTGATGGACGAAACAAACAACACTCCTGATGTAATCGATAGAAATCAGATGTATGGACAAATTTACATCCAGCCTGCAAAAGCTGCTGAATTTATCATACTTGACTTCAACATCTTACCAACTGGAGCAACATTTGATCAATAAAACTAGGACCGAGACTATTTATTAAAAAGAACACAACATGGCAAACTTAATAGAAAACGATAAAATATTCTACACCAACTACGAACCCAAGGTACAGAATAGATTCATACTCGAGATAGATGGAATACCATCATTCTTATGTAAGAAAGTCTCACGTCCTCAGTTGGAGTGTGGAGAGGTAGTGTTAGATCATATCAACATTATCCGTAAGATGAAAGGAAAGTGTAAGTGGGGAGATATCACAATCACTATGTATGATTCAATTGTTCCATCAGGAGCACAAGCTGTAATGGAATGGGTTCGTACAGCACACGAATCAGTAACTGGTAGAAATGGGTATGCAGACTTCTACAAAAAGAACTTTGACATATTCGTATTAGGACCGGTAGGTGATAAGATCGAAAACTGGAAAATATGGGGTGCATACATCAAGACTGCTCAGTTTGGAGATATGGACTGGTCAACAGAGACTCCAGTAGAGATCGCACTAACACTAGGAATTGATTACGCAGTATTAGAATACTAAAAATAATTACCTTAGACCATAAAAAAGGCCAACCCTAAAAAGTTGGCTTTTTTCTTTTTGTAGCCTATTTATAGGTATAAACAAAGTTATTATTTATTATGAGCACAGTTGTAAACGACGATTATCCAAATCAAAATCAATCACTAACAGACGAGCAGATCAAGCAGATGGTGATGGAAAAACACACCACCACAGGAACTCCTGATGAGTTTACTGGAGGATCTAGTAGTGAAGTACCTACAGAGGTTATTTCTTTACCGAGTAAGGGACGATTCTATCCAGAAGGTCATCCATTAAGATCAGGTCAGATCGAGATGAAATACATGACTGCAAAGGAGGAAGATATCCTAGCATCACAAAACCTTATTAAGCAGGGAGTGGTCATTGATAAACTACTACAATCGCTTATTGTAACAAAGATCAACTATAACGATCTATTGACTGTCGATAAGAATGCAATCTTCATTGCAGCTCGAATCCTAGCATACGGAGAAGACTATGATGTAGAGATTACGTGCCCAGCTTGTGGAGAGAAGCATAAGCATACAATTGACCTTCAGCAGTTTGAAGAGAAGGATATCAATTGGGAAGGTTTTGAGGATGGAAACATTCATCATAAATTCACATTACCAGCGTGTAAAAAGGAAGTTACTTTAAAAATGCTAACACATGGTGATGAGAAAAAAATTGAAGAGCTAGCAAAAGCAAATAAGAAGAAAGCTAGAATATCAGGAATCGATCGTGAATTAACATCAAGACTCAAGCGAGTGATCGTATCTGTAGATGGTGAGTCGGATCAAGCATACATCAACAAGTTTGTAGATAACATGCTATCCAGAGATTCATTAGCTTTACGTAAATACCTTAAAGAAGCTACACCAGACGTCGATACAACAATCTACTACGAGTGTGGTAGCTGTGGACATGAAGTCACAAACATGCAGTTACCTATTGACGTAGGATTTTTTTGGCCTGGGGTCTGAGTATAAGGCCCACCTATACGACCAAATCTTCGACCTTATGTATTATGGAAAGATGGGATGGTCATGGACAGAACTCTACCGCTTACCGGTTCATATACGGAATTATTATTACCGTAAGCTTTCTGATGTCAAAACTAAAGAAAATGAAGCGGAAAAGGCTGCATACGAAAAAGCTAAATCAGGGAGAAGATGATAACGTAAAGCCAGCAAATCAGCTGGCTTTTTTCATTTTGTAACCTATTTATTAGAAAGTCTTAGCATGAATAAAGAACAGCAATTACGTGAATTAATCAGAAAGCAAATTAACAAACTTACACAAGACGAGAAGCAAGCAGAAGCGGATTACATTGTTGATAAGATACTGACAGCAATAGATGCAGCTACTAACAAAAAAGCTGACTATCAATACTCATCAGCTGCAGCATCTCCAGAAGTTAAAAAACTTGCTAAGGACCTCAAGAATAATAAAAACGCTAAAAAAGAGTTAGATGAAGAGCTCTTAGCAGAGCGAGTATTTGATTGGTTATTAGGAGGTGCGCGTAATTGGTCACATGAAATATTACAAAGACGTAAGGGGTATTTGGAGAAAGCATTAAAGTATGATCCAAAACTGCAACGAATGGCAAAAGACTTTGGAATCTCTAAGAGTGATTTTGAAGGAAAGGTGTATGATCTAATGAAGAGAGATCGAAGATTTTTAGAAGATCTGGCATCAGGTAAGGTGAGAGCTAAAAGCGCATACCGATTCTAACCAGCTAACAGCACATGAAAACGGAGAATGAGGATAACAATCTAGGCCAAGATAAGGCTGGAGAGCTTGGAAAAAAGGTTCTTAAAGTCTTAATGGACCAAAAACATACATCTGGAGAGATTGTTGCTAATATCTATGCTCTGAATAAGGCTCTGGGTATATCTAAGAGTGAATCAGATAAGATTCAAGGACACATGATGTCCTCCGTTGCTGCAATAAGTAAAATACAAGAAAAAAGCAAATCTCTAAGTCAGACTCAAAGCCAAATAGCCTTTTTTACTGATCGAATAAAAAACATACAAGACAATCAAACAACAATCTTAGAAGCACACGCTCAAGCGCAAGGTGGTTTATATAAGCTAGAGGTAAAGAGAGAGACGGGGCTTAGGGGTGTATACCTAAGTCAAGCTGCAGAATTCAAGTTAATGGTATCAAAAGGTGCCATGACAGAAAAGGATTACAAAAAGCAGTTAGAGAATCTTAGAATACAGCAAGACAAGACCGGAGAGTTGGAAGACCAACTCCAAATGGAGGAGGCGATTGCAGCAGAGTTATTGGCTATTAAAGACAATTCAGAAAGTTGGGGTAAGAGCATAAATAAAGTATTTGCTACTTCAAAAGCGATCGCTAACGATCCAAAAGCGATGGGAGCCTTTATGCTTAGTGAAGGAGTAAAGGCTTTGGGGAAGTTTACTGCAGGATTTGAGGATTTTAAAAAACAAGGACTATCAGCAGGACAAGCCATAGAAGCTCAATTCAAAGGAATGGACTTAATGTCTATGATGGGCCTATCTGACGCAAGGGGAGTAACCACTGCAATGGTGCAAGAGTTTGGTAATGTAAATGCACTATCACGAGACACAACACAGCAACTAGGTAGGATGGCTGTAGAGTTTGGTATATCAGGAGAAGAAGCCGGAGCACTAAATGCTGCAATGTCTACGATACCAGGCGAAACATCTGAGTCGGCTGCCAATGCTATGGAGATGACTGGTCACCTAGCAGAAATGCAAGGAATAGCTCCAGGCAAGATCATGAAAGACATGGCCAAGAACACTGAAGAGATGGCTAGAGCAGGAAGCAAGGGTGCAGAGGAGTTTGGTAAAAGTGTTATTAACTTACATAAGATGGGAGTTGAAATGTCAACTGCCTCAAAAATAGCAGACGGTTTACTTGATTTTGAAAGTTCTATTACTGCTCAAATGGAAGCTAGTGTATTGCTTGGCAAAGAAATAAACCTAGATAAAGCTCGTGAGTTAGCTCTTAACAATGATATTGAAGGAGCGACCAAAGAGATTCTTAAAAACTTAGGAAGCTCAGCTGAATTTGGAAAAATGAATCGTCTGGAACAAGATGCTCTTGCCAACTCGGTTGGTATGACGACTGTGGAGCTTACAAAAGCATTAGACGCACAAGAGGAGTCAAATAAATACTTTGGAGAGGGTGCTAGTATTGGAATGAACGCTTTGGGTCATCTAACCGAATACGGAAGCAAAGCAGCAGGATTCTTTAAAGAGAACGGACTGCTACTATTAGCTACTATTCAATTCTTATCGATGGGTAACGGACTGCAGATGATCAGCAATAGTCTTCAAATGGCTAAAAACGGTTTGTTAGCAGTTGGAAAAGGAATTGCCTTTGCTACTAGTCTAATTTATAGTAGCGAGAGACGAGCGCAGTTAGCGCATTGGGTTAGGGAAAAGGCT